TTGGCGAGGTGCTAATGATGCCGGCGATGGTGCGGTTATCGATCTCAGCGAGGCGCCGGATTCTGGCGAGCACCAGGTTGAAGGCAATCGCGGCCTCGCGCTGAAGTGTGCGGATCGAGGCGAGGGCCGGCACGGCGGCATGATAGCGCAGGGAGGGCATATGGACCCAATCACGGCAGTAGGGAGCGCGCTCGGAAGCCTGAAGGCGGGAATCGATCTGGCCAAGGGTGCGCTCGACGCCAAGATAGAGGCCGAGGTGCGGCGGAAGGTCGTCGATGCAATGGATGCCCTTATCGGGTAGTGTCTCACTTTGATTTGTAACAGCGATGCCGACGCCTGTTACCAGCCCATAACCGACGCCCGAAACAAAAAACCCGCCGAAGCAGAGGACAGCCGAAAGAAATGTCGCAGTCTGCGACATTAGATGAGCTTGGCGTTTCCCGTTCCCAATCCTCCCGTTGGCAGAAGCTCGCCGCTGTCCCGGAGGACAGGTTCGAGCGAACGGTGGAAGCGGCAAAGCAACTCGACGGTGAGGCCGGGCTTGCCCTTGCCCCGGCCACGGTCAAGCCCGCAGCGCCGAAGGCGAGCGGATCGCGGGCGCGCTTCACCTGACAGTTGGTGTCGTGATTGTCGCCGAGAGTGTGTTGATGTTTGACTTTCATCTGTTCGGCGAGTAGCATTTTTTCATACTGAATCTTCCAAGCGTTGTCACAGCAGCAGTGACGCGCGAGATTCTTCCAGGCTCGGGTCTGCCACTTTGTGTGGATTCTCGAGCGGCCGGCCGAAAGGTTGGTCACGGGGGCCTTGCGAAAGCTGGGACAACCCCCACGCCGAAGGTAACTTCGGTACTGCAGAAGGGTCTGCGGGAAAAACCCCTCCGAAGACCAGTGAGCCGGAAGCTGTTCCAGGTAATTCGGGGATGCTTTCTCTTACATGGTTCGGACCAAAGAGGGGTTTATGTCCAAATCGAAAGTCAAACCGATCCAATTGGGTCAGGTCGCGTATCGCCCCGCGCAGTTTGCGGCCAGCTGCGGCTTCAGCCGGAGCCTGTTTTACGCTCTCAAGGGTGATCAGCAGCCGCGGTCGATCAAGCTCGGCCGGCGGCGCGTGGTCGTCGAGGATCCACGCTCGTACCTCGCGCGGATTGCCGCCCAGCAAGCGCAAACAGCGTGAGGCCGCTATGAACCCCGGCCACATCGCAGCCTCCCGAAGGCCACCGCCAAAAAGACAAGAGCCCGCTCAGCAGCGAACTGAGGCGGGCTCGGAGGAGAAGCAAGGGCAAGCCGAGTATACGCCGGCTGTACGGCAGCAGCAATGTGAACGCCTTGCTGAGCTGATGACGGAAGCCGCTGCTCGCGGCGATCGTGAAACGCATCAACGTCATTGGCAAGAATTGCGGCGCTTGATCGCGTCGCGGTCACCTGCCGAGGTCGCCGAAATAGAGCGCGCGAAAGGGTTGGCGTGAGCCGCTCCTTCACCAAACTTTTTTCCTCGATCACCGAAAGCACCGTCTGGTGCGAGTCGCTGGCGACCCGTATCGTGTGGATCACGATGCTGGCGATGGCCGACCGCAAGGGGCGGGTGTGGGCCAGCATCCCGGGCCTTGCCAATCGCGCCCGCGTGACGACCGAGGAAACCGAGGCGGCGCTCGGGCGCTTCCTTGCCCCGGACCGCTACAGCCGGACCCCGGACTACGAGGGTCGCCGGATCGAGCCCATAGACGGCGGCTGGCGGCTCCTCAACCACGCAAAGTACCGCGAGATGTATGACGAAGAGGGGCGGCGCGAATATAAGGCCCAGTGGGCCGCCGAGAAACGCTCCCTTCGGAAATCGACAAATGTAGACAATGTAGACAAAAGTCGATCGCAGTTGATACAAGCAGAGGCAGAAGCAGAAGCAGAAGCAGAAGCAGAAGCAGAGAAAAGCGTACCCACTGCTGACGCAGTGGGAGTGCCTAACGGCACGCCCGCCACCAGCAAGTTTAAGATTCCGGACTGCCCGCATGAGCAGATCATCACGCTCTACCACGAGTTGCTGCCGTCGAATCCCAAGGTGCTGCAATGGAACGATGCCCGCCGCGGGTATCTACGCGCCAGGTGGGCCGAAATGGCGAAGCCGAACGGCGCCGGCAGCGGCTACCGCACCGTGGAGCAGGGACTCGCCTGGTGGCGGCAGCTTTTCGAGTGTTGCGCGCAGTCGCGGTTTCTCACCGGCCGCAGCGAGGGACGTGACGGTGGTGCCCCGTTCCTTGCGGACCTGGAGTGGTTGGTCCGACCGAAGAACTTTCCGAAGGTCATCGAGAAGCGGTATCAGGATGCGCGAGACGAGGCCAAGCGCCCTGTCAGTGGCCTTTGCGACTGCGGCGCTCTTGGCGTCGTGAATGTCGATGGTCGCTGGCGGTGCAACGCTCACCGGGAGGCAGCCTGATGGTCGCCGTGGTAGTTCCTCAGCTCCGTCTCCCGCCGCAGGCGATCGAGGCCGAACAGTCAATCCTGGGGGGGCTGCTGCTCGACGGCAGCGCCTTCGATCGGATCGGGGATGTCGTGACCGAGGGCGATTTCTACCGTAGCGAGCACCGGCTGATTTTCCGTGCGATCGCGCGCATGGCGGAAAGTGGGAAGCCAACCGATACGCTAACGGTGGCCGACTTCCTGATCGAGCACGGGAAACTTGAAGAAGCCGGCGGGCATGCCTACCTCGCCTCGCTTTCGCTGAATACCCCGAGCGCGGCCAACATTCGCCGCTATGCCGAGATCGTCTGCGGCAAGGCGATGTTGCGCGGCATTGTTGCCAGCCTGCAGGAAGGGCTCGAAGCCTGCATGGTGCCCGGCGGCGCGGATCCTGCCGAGATCGCCGGTCGGATCGAGCGGGTGCTGTCGGACACCATCAACCGCCAGCACGGCGAGGTCGTGAGGCTCGGCGATGCAGTTGCAGGGGCCGTGCGCTATGTGGACGCGCTGCATGCAAAGGGCGGAGGCCTGGCGGGGCTCGCCACCGGGTTTCTCGATCTCGACCGTCTCACAGGCGGCTTCGCGGGCGGGGATCTCGTGATCATCGCCGGGCGCCCGAGTATGGGAAAGACCTCCATCGCCTTGGACATTGCCGGGCACGTTGCGCAGCAGGGCGGGACGGTGGCCTTGTTCTCGCTCGAGATGTCGCAGCAGCAGCTCGCGATGCGGGTGCTCTCCGGCCGCGCCCGGGTGCCGATGCACCGGCTTCGCACGGGTCGTGTTCAGGACGATCAGTGGCCGGCGATCGCCGAAGCGAATTCGCGGCTGCGAGACCTACCGATCCTGCTCGATGACTCGTCCGCCGTCACCTGCGCGCACATCCGCGCCCGCTGCCGGCGGATCAAACGCCAGCAGGGTCTCGCGCTGGTCGTCGTGGACTACTTGCAGCTGATGCGCGGCGAGGGCGACAACCGCACGCAGGAAGTTGGCAGCATCAGCCGCGGCCTCAAGGGCCTAGCCAAGGAACTCGATGTCCCGGTCGTTGCGCTTTCGCAGTTGAGCCGCCGGGTGGAGGAGCGCCAGGACAAGCGCCCCGGGCTGTCCGACCTTCGTGACAGCGGCGAGCTCGAGCAGGACGCAGACGTGATCGCGTTCGTTTACCGCGACGAGGTCTACCACTCCGACTCGCTGGCGAAGGGCACCGCCGAAATCCTCGTCCGCAAGCAGAGGAACGGCCCGTTGGGTGACATCCGGCTGTGGTTCAGGGAGGAGTTGATGCACTTCGAGAGTTACGCCGGACCTGGGATTGAGACCGCGCCGAAGCCGCGGACGAAGCCGCGCCCAGGCTTCGACTACAAGGCCGCGCAGGCGGGTGAGCGGTGAACTTTTCGAGATGACCGAGCAACTTACAATGAAGGAGTCAGCGTGAAAATCAGCGGAAAAATTCAACGTGCGACTGACGAGGCGCTCGCGTTCGCCGGCCTGATCGTGCTTGGCCGCCAGATCCTGTTCACGCTGAGGCGCGATTTGTGGTCATCGCCTGGCAACATAGCCAGCGACTACGTGTGGAGCGAGATTCAGAAGTACGTCGAGTCGATACCTGGCGTGAAACTCTACGAGGTCACCTTCACCGGTGCGGAAAGTGAGTGGGTGCCAGTGGCCGCGCGCAGCGAGGAAAGCCTGGCAGACCGTATCGGCTGGATCACCGGTCAGCACGTCGCTGAGTTGCGCGAGTATCACCCGGTGCGCGTAGCCGAGGAAAAGAAGCACCGCGCCGCGGAGCCCGAGCCGCTGCCGGATTATCCCTGCGCTGAGAGAACTCGAATTTTGGCGGAACGTGCCGAGCGTGACACCAAATTCGATTATGCGACGAAGGTCCCGCCCGCGCGGCGAGGTCTCTGACGATGAACAAGGGCGCGCCTCAGCCGAACGACCTCCCCGGCATCCTCGCCGAGGTGCACCACCGATGCGGGTCAGGCATGGTGTAAACAGCACTTCGTCGCCCTCGAGCCCGGCGCCGGCGCTGAGCAAGAGCGTGCAGGACCCGCCGTGATCGACCTCGAAGGGCTGGAAGTCGCGCAGCAGCAGTACCGCGAGGTCCGCCTGATGCTCGCCGAGGCGCTGCCGCTCGAGACGTGGCTCAAGGTGCGCCCGCCCTTTGTGATGGTGGAACAGCGCGGCGCGTTGATCGAAGCGTTGGAGGCCACGGCCCGGGAGATCGAGGACCAGTTCGGTGTGATGCTGATCGCCAGGCCGGCTCTGAGCGCGCAGCGACGGAGGCCACATTGAAGGGTCACCGGGACGCGAAAACTGGCCTGACCGCCGATGTCGAGCGGTTCTGCCTCGAACTCGTCAAGCCGGGCACGTCTCAAGCCGACGCCTACCGCAAGGCGTTTCCGAAGTCGCGGAAGTGGAAGGACGAGAGCGTGCAGGTCAAGGCATCGAAGCTCGCCGCGACGGATAAGGTCCGGCTAAGGGTCAAGGAATTGCTCGCCGAGGTCACCGCCGCCGGCATCCTGGAGGCGGCAGAAGTGGTGCGGGATCTGGCGCGTGCGTTGCGCTTCGATCCGCGGAAGCTGTATCACGTGGACGGGAAGTTGAAAGCGGTGACGGAGCTGGATGACGACACTGCGTTGGCGCTGGCTGGCGTAGAGGTGATTGAGGGGCCCGGAGAGGTGAAAAGCCTCACCAAGAAGTTGAAGTGGCTTGACAAGAACGTGGTGCGCGAGCAGGCGCTCAAGCACTTCGGGCTCTATGGGAAGGACAACACGCAGAAGGCGGACGTGATCAAGCAATTCATGGAGGCCGTCAGTGGGCACAGCCGCGGACTTCCCAAGCGACCTGAGTGAACGGTCGGTGAAGGAATATCGGAGCGCCTGGTGGCGGCTGCGGAATATCTATTTCATTCGCAACGAGACCGGGGAGCGGGTCGCGTTCCGGCCGAACTGGGTTCAAGAGGAACTGCTCGATGAGATGTGGTTCTTCGATCTCTGCCTTAAAGCTCGCCAGGTCGGGATCTCGACTTTGGTTGATCTTTTCCTGCTCGATGTGTGCATTTGGAACCCGAACGTGGCGGCGGCGATCATCGCCGACACTGAAGAAAAGGCAAAAATGATTTTCGTCGGCATCGTCAAGTTCGCCTACGAAAATCTGCCGGAGTGGATCAAGCACGGCGTCGTGGTCGAGGAGGACAACCGCAGCTCGATCACGTTCGACAACGGCTCGTCGATCACCGTGGGCGTCTCGATCCGCGGATTGACATTCCAGTATTTGCACATCAGCGAGCTCGGGAAGATCGCCCGCTACTCGCCGCAGAAGGCCGAGGAAATCCGGAGCGGCGCGATCAACACCGTCCACGCCGGGCAGTTCATATTCATCGAGAGCACGGCGCAGGGCATGGAGGGGCTATTTTACGAGCTCTGCGACAAAGCCATGAAGGCGAAGGCAGAGAAGCTGGCGCTGACGCCGTTGTCCTTCAAGTTTCACTTTTTTCCCTGGTATCTTGATGACCGCTACACGCTGGCCGAGGAGTACGCCGGGCGCGTGCTGATCTCCGCAGAGAAGAAGGCGTATTTCGAGAAGCTTGAGGCCGAGCTTGGCATCGAACTCACGCTCGGACAGCGGGCCTGGTATGTCGTGAAGGAGGAGATCGAGCGGGACCTGATGAAGCAGGAATATCCGAGCACGCCGCAGGAGGCCTTCGAGACCAGCCTGGAGGGCAAAATACTGGCCCGCGAAATGGCGAAGGCGCGAAGCGAGGGTCGCATCCTGCCGCGCGTTCCGATTTTGCCGAACGTGCCTGTGAATACTTTCTGGGACATCGGGCATCACGATCCGACGGCAATCTGGTTTCACCAGCGCGTCGGGCCAGAGAACCGGTTGATCCGGTTCTACAAGAACTCGGGCTACGGCCTGGCGCACTACATCAACGAAATCAGGTCGCACAACTACCTGCTCGGCAAGTTCTATCTCCCGCACGATGCCGACCACAAACGGCTGACGGGCGCCCTCATGGGCAAGAGTGTCGTCGATCACTTGTGGGAGATGGGATTCACAACGAAGGACATCGAGGTCGTTCCGAGGCCGGAAGACAAATGGCGCGACGGCGTTGACCCGCTGCGGAGCTTTCTTGTGAGCTGCATTTTCGACAGCGAGAACTGCGGCGATGGCATCCGGGATCTCGACAACTACAAAAAGCAGTGGAACGCGCAGCTCGGATGCTGGCGCGATATGCCTGCGGATGATGATGCTTGCCACGGTCCTGACGCGCTGGAGACCGGCGCCCGGGGGTTTGCACCGCCACCGACCACCCCGCGCCGCAGGCGAAGCATTCCACGACGGTCACATAGAACTGTCTGATATGGCAAACACGAAGCCTTCGCAGTTCGACGCCGATGGTCGCGACCCCGCGCTGGTTGAAACCTATCGCTGGCATGCGGAAAACACCGGCACCACGTTCGATCGGCAAGCGGTGCCGGTCGGCGTGACGGATGCTGAATGGTGGCGGGAACTGATGAAAGCCATAGCCGCAGATCCTCGCTCGTCCGGGGCAGCGTTCATTGAACGCAACTCCCGACGTCCCGATTACGGTCTCACGGCGAGCCAGCGATGGGGGCGGGAGCAGCGGCGCAAGAAGGAATTCATGAAAGCGGTATCGGGGGTAAATCAAGAATGACGCACTTGCTCAAGATTGCCGAAGGCGTGGAGGTTGCGCCGCTTCTCGCGCAGCTCGAAACGCACCCCGAGTTGCCGCCGGACGCGCAGGCCTTGCGACAAACACTGCCCGAACCGGCGGTGACGCGGGGGAAGATTCTTGCGCTCGAGGCCGAAGTCGCGAAGCTGGCCCAAGTTGAAATGCCGCTACGGCACTTCTTCGCCAATGGCGTCTATGCCAGGGAACTCACCATCCCGGCTGGCACGGTTGTCGTGGGCAAGATCCACAAGTACGCGCAGATCAATATCCTGTCCAAGGGCGACATTTCGATAGCCACCGAGCAGGGAGTCAGGCGCGTGCAGGCTCCGCATACGGTGGTGTCGCCACCCGGCACGAAGCGCGTTGGCTATGCCCACACCGAAACTGTCTGGACGACGATCAGTCGAACCGATGAGACAGACCTTGAGTTGATCGAGAAGGAACTGATCGCCGAGAGCTTCGAGAACTACGAACTGTTTTGCCGAGAGGCCATGCGCCTCAAAGGAACTTCATGAGCTGGGCCAACGTGGCGGGTGCCGTAGCTGGCGCGGTAGCGACTGATCTCTTGACGGATGATGCCGGCAGCGGTGCCGCAGACCGTAGTGCCGAGTACGATGCTGCAGCAGCCGAGAACACGAGACAGCAGACGAAGATCGCCGGCGAGCAATACGAGTACTGGAAGACCAACTTCAAGCCCTTGGAGGAGGGGCTGGCAACAGAGTCCAAGGGCTTCGGCTCGGTGGAGGAACAGGAGCGGGAAGCCGGGCGCGCGAGTTCGACCGCGGCGCTCACCATGGGCAAGGCCCGCAGCGGGTTCGACCGCAATCTGGCGAGCTATGGCATCAACCCAGCGGGGCCGCGCTTCCAGGACGCCAATCTCAGGTTCTCGCTCGAGGGCGCGAAGCTCGATGCCGCGAGCCAGAATCTTGCACGCAAGGGTGTCGTGGATACCTCTTTCGCCAAGAAGTTCGATGTGGTGGGCCTTGGCAAGGGAATGCCGGCATCAGCCGCGGCGGGGCTCGGGGCTGCCGCTGTCACGGGCGCCAATATGGGTGCTAACCAATTTGCTCGCAGCGAGTATCAAGCGGAGCAGGCTCGCCGTGGCGCGGCGCCGTTCGTATCGCTGGCACAGCAAGGTGTGAGCCGCTGGTTCAATCAGCGGCCACCGCAAAGGACTAACCAGGCACCTGTCTATGAGCCCGACTATGGGGTGCCTTACGGCGAGGCTGGATCAATCTATGAATAACCACGGATAGACGGAGGACGATATGGCAGGCATCAGAAGCGCGTTGGTTCAGGGTGGTCTCGGTATCCAGGCGGCGCAGGACTACACCGAGCAGCAGGCGCGGCGCTCACACGCGCAGCGTGCCCGGGATTACGGTGTCCGGGTCATGGAATCCGAGGAGCGGCGGCGCGGGGCGGCCGACACGTTGCTCGACAAGGATACCGAGGTCAAGCGGCTGCGGCAGGATATCGAGAGTAACGAGCTCGCGTGGCAGCAGCAGAATCAGGGCGTCGACCAGGCCATGCGGTCGAGCGATATTCGGCACCGTCAGGCCCTGCAACCGGGGAGCCAAAGGCTTCAGACCATCCAGCAGGGGATCGCGACCGGCCAGGCCGAGTCGCAGCAGAAACTCTTGCCGGGGCAGGCGGCGATCGCCGCGGGGACGCAGGACGTCGAGCTCCAGAGCCTGCGCGAGCAGCAGGCCGCAAGCTTGTGGAGTCTCTACAAGCTGGGCGATAAGAAGGGCACGCTCGACCTCATCAACAAGAGCGAAATCTTGCATCCGGGCCGCAAGTTTTCGGACATCCAGCGCGGGGGCGTGCCAGCACGCGGCAACGATGGCAGTCCCGTGATCGGGGCCGATGGGAAACCCGCGACTGAGGAAATGCTGCGGATGGTGGCGGCTGACGGCGGTGAGGATGTCTTCGTTTCCGTGAAGAGGCTTGAGGACGTTACCGAGAAACACAAGCCGATCAAGGCGCGCGAGCTGGAGATGAAGGGGCGCGAGCTCACGGAAAAGGAACGCCACAACCGCGCTACCGAGGGGATCCAAAAGCAGCTCGCCGACTTCCGTGCGCTGCGCGGCGTCCAGGCAGAGACCTCGATGATCAAGAACATTCGATTCATGATCGACAACAAGATCGCTAAAGACGCGACCGATGCGTACGGGAAGCTCCGCACGGCGATGGAGAAGCCGGAGGAGGACGCGATCCTGTCAGTCGCCAACAACCTCATGAAGGGCCCCGGCTACTACGGCAGGAACGGCTGGGAGAAGGCGGTGAAGGATGCGACCCGCATGGTCCAGACCGTGAAAGGCGGGAAGTCGGAGGCGCCGGGCGCGGCTGCACCAGGGGCAAGCCCCGCTGCTGGGGGCCGCACCTACAGCGCGGGTGGCAAGACCTTCACCGACGCCGATATCGAATCGACCGCCCGCACCTACGGCATCACGCCTGACCAGGTGAAAGCGCGGCTGGGTATTCGCTGATGCCGCGGGATCTGTATCAGGAATTCGGTATCAAGCCGGCCTCTGGCCAGCCACCGGTAGGAGAGCCGCCCGCCGGTCGTGACTTGTTCAAGGAGTACGGTGTTGCGCCGAGCAGCGCGGCAGTCCCGCCAGCCGGTCAACCGCCTGCTGGTCGCGACCTCTTTCAGGAGTTCAATCTCGATCAAGGCGAGGCGGTCCGTTCATTCACACCGCCATCCGAGCCGCGCGATCTGCTGGTCGAGTTCGGAGTCCAGGACACGCGCGATCGCCTGAACAAATCAGTCACCGATATTCGCGAGACCCTCGATGTCTCGGCCGATGAACGCGCGCGCGCCGAGCGCCCGGCGACAGGTATCCGCACCCGCGGCGGTCAGGTCCTTTTCACCGAGCCTGAACTCCATCGCGACGTGTGGGATCGTGACGTCCAAGGCGAGCAGCGGGCCCCGTGGACCGGCGAGGGCGGTGTCCTTGAAAGCCTGCCGGCGCAGATGGTCGCCGGCACCCGCAACGCGGTCGCCAACCTGAAGCGCATGATGGCCGAGGAATCCGCGGCACAGCGGCGCCCCGTCATCGAAGGGCCTGCGGTCGGCGAGACTCCCGCGGGGGCGGTGACCGGACGTGCCGCACCGGGGTCGATTGAGCGCCAGCGCGGCCTTCTCGTTGAAGATGAGGCCGCTGTCGTGGCTACGGCGCGGGAGGCCGCTGTTGCGAGAAGTGATCTGCAACTCGTCACACCGCACGGCATGAACACGGCGCAGCAGGCTGTCAGTTCCCTGGCGCAGTCCGCCCCGCCGACCGCCTTGGGCGTTGCTGCCGGCATCCTCACCCGCAATCCGGCGCTCGCCATGACCATCGCCGGCGCTGGTGGTGGTGCGGTTCAGGCCGGTGCCACCTACGGCGAGGCGCGCGAGAAAGGTGCCCCCCACCGCCTGTCGGCGACCGCAGCCACCATTGACGCGATCCTTGAAGGCGTCGGTGAGGCGCTGCCGCTTCGCATCGCGCTGAAGCCCGGCAGCCCCATCATGGCGCGCATCTACGGCACCATGCTCGCCGAGGCCGGCCAGGAAGCCGCCACGCAGGC